AGACGTTGCAGAGATAGTAAAGAGAGACCTTCTGCAAAAGGAAATAAAATGGCAAACACTACTTTTTCAGGGCCAGTTAAAGCTGGAACAATTAAAGATACTACAGGTTCTACTGTAGGAACAGACGTAGCAAACGTAGGTTCAGTCGTAATGACACAAGCAGCTAACGTTGTTTTTGGTGATGATGGTACAACTACTACAATCGCTACTTTACCTGCAAACTCACAGATTATAGAAATATACGTTGATGTTACTACTGCATTTGATGCAGGTACTACTAACACTTTAGACTTAGGTGATGGCTCAACAGCAGATCAATTTGCTGATGCGTTAGCTCTTGGTTCAGTTGCTAGAGTATTAGCAACTTCTGATGTTTCTCAAATTACTAACTTAATTGACATTGGAGCTTCAGACGTACAAGTTGTAGCTACTTATAACCAGACAGGAACTGCTGCTACAGCAGGTGCTGCTACTGTTACTGTAGTTTACGTACAGAACAATAACTTATCGTAAGGAGTGACTCATGGCAATGTCTGATGTAATTGCTGTTACTAGGACTACCGATGGGACATTCGTGAGTGGACGAACCAGGGTTAAGCAGTTAGTAGTACATACTTCTGCATCTGGTTCCCCTCAAGTTGTTTTAAAAGACGGTGGCGCTAGTGGCACAGAAAAATTAAACCTTACATACACTACAGGCGACATACATTCGTTGAATATTCCTGAAAATGGAATATTGTTTGAGACAGATGTATATTTAGATTTGACTGCTTGTGATGGTGTAACTATCTTCCACGGGTAAATATTATGGCTGTTGTTTCTTCTATTTCACGAGTAAGAACTTCAGAACCCTTTGAGCTACAAGTTGCTAGAGGGCAGATATCTTATCATGAAACTATTTTTAAGTTCGGTTACAATTCTGCTGTTGGTAATACTAAAGAAACTATTTGGGAACAAGGTGGGTTGTATGCTTATCCACCCTCTGCTTCAGTAATGACGGTATCTAGTAGTAATGTAAATGACACTTCTGCTGGTACAGGTGCAAGGACTGTAGAAATATTTGGTTTGGATGCAGACTATAATGAGATTAATGAAATAGTTACTCTAAATGGTCAAACTGCTGTAAATACAACAAAATCATATATAAGAATTAATCGTGCTCTTGTTCGTAGTGCAGGTAGTGGTGGTGCAAATGCAGGTGTACTCTACGCAGGTACAGGCACAGTTACTTCAGGTGTTCCAGCTAATATTTACCTTACCATAAATGGCGACGGTGATAACCAAACATTGATGGCTCTTTGGACAGTCCCCGCAGGGTACACAGCTTTTCTTACAAAGATGTCTTTATCTACAGGAACTTCAACAAACACTCCCGCTGTTCTAAACGCTAGTCTCGTTGCTAGACCTTTTGAAGAAGTTTTTCAGATAAAAGAAAGATTTACTTTAACAGATGGTGCGCATGAACAGTTTTATACTTTTCCATTAAGATTTACAGAAAAAACAGATTTAGAAATGAGAGCGTTTTCATCTTCTGGGTCGGTTAGTTTTAATGTGTCTGCGTCAATGGAATTTGTTTATATAAAGAATGATTCTCAGAGTTAATTATGGCAGCTAAACGATTAAATAAAAAGAAGATGCCTTGTAATAAACCAAGACGTACTCCAAGCCATCCAAAGAAATCTCATGTTGTAAAAGCATGTGAAGGTGGTAAAGAGAAAATTATTCGTTTTGGGCAACAAGGTAAGAAAGTTGGGACGCTATCAGGCACTGCAGGTAAACGTAAAAAAGGTGAATCTGCACGTATGAAAGCAAAACGTAAATCCTTTAAGGCAAGACATGCTAAGAATATTAAGCGAGGTAAGATGTCAGCAGCTTATTGGGCAGACAAAGTCAAATGGTAGGATAGGATATGGATGACTTAAAAACAATGGCTGATGGATCAGCAGTAACACTAGGATTAGGAACTTTTATGAATTATGTAAATCTCCCGTTAATTATTCAGTTATTGACAATAGCATGGTTAATCTTAAGAATATGGGAATCTGCTACTGTACGTAGTTGGTTTAAAAAAGATACAGGTGAAGATTTCGTAATGGGTGATGTACCTAATACAGAAGATGCAGTGGTAACACAAACAAAGAAAAGACGTAACACTAGACAAACTAAGAAAGGAAATACAAATGCCAGGAAATAAACTTCCCCCAGGGCTTAAAGCATTAAAAGGTAAAAGGCCCGATGTAGTAGCAAAAATGTTAAATAAATCAGTAGAAGAGGTAAAAGAAATGATGAAAGGTGGTAAAGTCAAAATGGCGTACGGCGGTAAAGTCAAGATGATGGGTGGCGGCTATATGGATGATAAGAAAAAGAAAATGGCGTACGGCGGTAAAGTTAAAATGCAGAATGGCGGAAAAACTAGTGTTGCCATGAAGAAAAAAAGCAAAAAGTGTCCAATTAACGGTATGGCCAAACAAGGTAAAACTAGAGGCGTTACTGTAGTTGCGTAATGGCAAGACTTAAATTAACTACTGCTGTTCACGAACCTATCATAAAAAAGACATCTCAGAGTTGTCGTAATCCAAAGATGGGTTCAATGAACAAAAGTAAGAAACGTAGTTTTAAAAGATACAGAGGACAAGGTAGATAGCTATGATGAAATGTCGAGGTATGGGTAAAACCAGAAAGATGAAAAGAATGAGTAGTGGTGGTAAGACCGGTACCGTAAAAGATGCTTGTTATCGTAAAGTAAAAGCTAGCTACAAAGTCTTTCCTAGCGCATACGCATCAGGTGCAATAGCGAAATGTAGAAAGAAAAAAGGTAAGTAGTGGCAGTTAGAAAGACCAAAAAAGGTCTAGCCCTAAAACGATGGTTTAAAGAAGAGTGGAAAGATGTAAGAACTGGTAAAGCCTGTGGTAGGAAAAAAGGTGAGAAACGTGGTACTCCTTATTGCAGGCCTAGTAAAAGAGTGTCTAGTAAGACTCCAAAAACATCTGGGGAGATGACAGCCGCTGAAAAGAAATCAAGAATAGCACAGAAGAAAAGACTAGGACAACCAGCAGGCCGTCCACGTAGAGTTGCCTCATTGAGAAGAAGGAAAAAGAAAACATAATGGAAAAGGAGAAGTCATGGCAAAAGGTGTGCCGCATTATTTTAGAGATGGGCGAGAACATAAAGGAGGAATGCATAAGATGCCTGGTGGTAAATTACATTCAGGCAAAACACACGGTAAGACTAGCAAAAGGTTATATCACTTCAAAGAGCTTCCTAAAACTGTTCAAGAAAAAATTAGAAAGCGGAAAAAGAAAAGTTAAATACGTCTGTTGTAAAGTTAGGGAGGATAAAACAGATACATCATGCAAGTGCGAGGAAAAGAAAAAGTAATCTGTAGTAAATGTGGAGAGTCTAAAGAGTTAAAAGATTATCCATATCGTAAGGAGACAAATAAGTATCGTCCATATTGTAAAGAGTCTAAGAACAAGGAAAATAGGGAATGGTATCAGAAAGGCAGCAACGCAGAGAAAACTAAGGCTCAAGTGCGTAAGTACAAAAGAAATAACAAAGATAGAGTCCGTTGCTCTAAGCATAAAATTGATCTAGATACTCTTCATAATATGTTGGATAAACAACAGTATACGTGTAAAATATGTGGTATAAAAGGAACTATAGAAACTTTATTTATAGACCATGACCACAACACAGGTAAAGTAAGAGGTTTACTCTGTCACTACTGTAACACAGGGTTAGGTTTTTTTAAAGATAGTACAAGCAGTTTAAAAAGTGCGATTAAATATTTAAAGGCAAATTATGGCAACTAGTGGAACAGCAACATTCAATCCAGAAATAGTCGAGATTGTAGAAGAAGCATATGAAAGATGTGGACTAGAATTACGTAGTGGATATGATTTAAAAACAGCAAGACGTAGTTTAGATATTATGGCTGCTGAGTGGTCTAATAAAGGTATTAATTTATGGACAGTTGAATCTGGAACATTATCTTTAACTACAGGCACAGCTACTTATACTTTACCAGCAGATACAATTGATTTATTAGAAACAGTAATTAGAACTGGAAGTGGTTCCAACCAACAAGATTTATCTATTAACCGAATTTCAGTTTCAACCTATGCAACCATACCAAACAAAAACAACCAAGGGAGACCAATACAAATCTATGTCGACAGGCAAGCCACACCAAAAGTTAGCGTCTGGCCAACACCAGACTCATCCACAACCTATACGTTGGCTTATTGGAGGCTTAGAAGAATTGAAGATGCAGGTCGTGCTGGTAGTAATACTTATGATGTGCCTTCACGTTTCATTCCTTGTCTTGTTGCTGGACTTGCTTATCATATCGCCACTAAGCGCCCTGAAGTT